ACAACTCGTTACCAAATACGAGAGCCTAAGCAAGATTGAACGCCGTAGATTCTTGACACAAATTGGTCAGTAAGGCGAGAGGGTGAGGCTTTACTGCGATTCGTTATTCTGTCAAGTCTAGCCTCACCTAACCTATTCACTCACAAACACACTAAGGAGAACTGCTATGGATATAGCGACAACCTTGCTTCAAATCTTTTTACTTGCCTTCGTCGTATGGCTTTACCTCAACTGAAAGGAACTACATCATGACTAGAGAACTAACCCACACAGGTGCTTTCATTGTTTACGAGCTACACAGTAAACGCATCATCAAGATACACAACCATTACCCCACCGCTATCAACCAAGTGCGTAAGCTAGGCAAGGACAAGACCGCCATCAAGCCTGTGGCTGATAGGATTTATTACGAGGTCGGTGGCTTTGTGTGAACTCACACAAACTTCTCACAAACATGTTAAGGAGTGATTCATGAAGTATCCAAGGTATCCACCTATTTCACAACCGCAAGACAAGCACAGGACACCCCAAACCCCTTGTGTTTATTGGCAACGACCAAAGACAGGTATCATCTATCTATATCTATAAATATATTTAATATATTATTATTATTATCTCTCTATGTATCTTCGTTTAAGTTTAAAAAAGTTTTGGTCTTTGTTCTTCCCAAAAAACATGGATAGGTGCTACCTTACCTATTCAAAGCCAAGCCACATAAGGGTTTGCAGGTGTCCTCATAGGAGTATCTTTTGGTGTGAATTGCTAGACACCACCAAGCACATAGATTACACTAGCATCACCCCAACAAACCTAATAGGAGTAAGCCATGCAAGACGATACTGAAATAGACTATGCCCTGAAACCCCTCGGCAATCCCAAGAACCCAACACACGCACAGTGCACATCATGCAACGAGGTCAAGCCAATCAAAGACTTCAAAACCATGAGCACAAATGCACAAGCGATAGCGTGGGGATACAAGAAAGCCATTGAAATCGTGAGTAAGAAATGTGGCAAGTGCCGTAAGCCACGCAAGAAAATCAAAGACCTCACACTCAAAGAGATACACAACAAGATTGCAACAGGCGACATCAAAGGTGGTGCGTATGGTGAGATGGTTAAAGAAGACCGAATCGCCGAAGGCAAACGCAAGAAACGCTTGGGTGTTGAGAACAGATGGCGTGTGGTGCGTGAGAAGTTTTGGAATGACCTGCTGAATGAGGCAACCAAAGAGCAGACACGCATACGCAAGGCGGTGCATAAGGCATACAACCCGACCACACCCAAACCATACAACGAACACCTAGCCAACTTCAATACCGCATACCACGAGGCACTCAAGAATGTGCGTGCCTTGTTCATAGTGGAGAAAAGGCTGGGCAGAACCACACCTGATAAGAACAAGCAATGGCATGACTACATAGGCAAGGACACCCTTGCGGAACTGCTGACTTTGTGGCGTGCCATACCACCTGAGCACAAGCTGTATATAAAAGCACCACCCATACTACATACATTAACACCAACCGAAGGAGAAGAAGCATGAAGGTCTTGCATAAAACAGGCAGAGAAGTAGTGGTCGGAGATTTCTTAGCGGTCAAAGACTACAAGGGCAGGACTCACCGATATGAGGTGACTGAGTTTGAGCCGTTGATGGTGCGAGTCATTGAACACCACAACGACATGAAGTTCTTATGGGCAATCCCATATCACAAGCTCAACTTGAGAACCCCATACGTAGAATGAATAAACCAAGTGGACAAGCTGTCCACACTCACAAACATCTTAACGTAAACACTAGACAAAGGAGTAACAGATGGAAAGCGTAATAGATAAAGTCATAGCACAGATACAGCTTGACCTTGAGAACGGCGACACGACGGCGATTGAAGAACTACTCAACGCCACGCCTATTGAGAACCTAGTTGCATATCTACCTGAAGGGGTAACACATGAATCTTGAAGACATAAAAACCATTGACGGCGTGCCTGTTAAATACATTGGCACATTAAAAGATGATGTGTTCAGCGAGTGTATGCGGTGCGGTCATGAGAGTGATACACACGCTGAGTTTGAGGTTGAGGGTGCCGAAGAAGCAGAGGTCGTGTGTCCTAACTGTGGCAGTTTGGCTTATTTTGTAAAGGAGTAACAACATGGGATATAGAAGTGAAGTGGCGTATCGCATACGCTTTGATGACTCACATACATTGGGTCAGTTTATTAACCACGTCTTTGGGTCAGAAGATGCACACATGATTGACGCATTGAAGGAGTGCGAGGTGGACTTTGACGAGTGCATGATTAACTTCCACGCATATGACGTCAAGTGGTATGAGAGCTATGAAGATGTGCAAGGGCATACCAAACTATACGAGCTCGTTGATAAAGAGGACACGCAGTTCCATGAGAAGTGTGGCTATGTGTTCTTCAGGGTGGGCGAGGAATCAGGCGACATTCAAGATGACTCAGGCGGTATTGACCCCCCATATGACGATTTCTATACGCAAACCTCAATAGAGATACCCTTCTCAACCAACTACACCTCATACGGCGACGAGCTAGACAAACTAACCAAGCAACAACCAACCGAAGGAGAAACAAATGTTTAAAACCCTAGCAGACCCAGTATTTAACAGCATCATTAACAAAGGAGAACTAACCATGAACGACATCATCTGCGACACAACCGAAGAACACAACCACGCACCCCAACCCTCTACTACGCTCATCACTTCTTCACCTCATGTGGACAGCGTGTCCACAGTTCAGGGCGTAAGCGGTGCAACCTACGCACCCATGGATACATCACCCAAAACCCCTGAGCAAGACCAAAACGCAAGGGTGAAGATGCTCATGGATATGCTAACCACAACCCTGAACCAACTCGTGAAGGAACTACAAACACCAAGCCAACCACAGACAGACCTTGAAGAAGCCGTATCAACCACGCTGGAACAGGCGGATTGGTTCAGAGAACGCTTGAATGATGAGGTGCTTGAGGCTGTTGATGAGAAAGACTTTGACTACGAGATTGGCAACCACATTGAACGCTACTTCCGCAACCAGTTTGACCCAAGCGACCACTTTGATATTGAAGAAGCGGTTAAAGACAGGGTGGTTGATGAGGTTGAGTCAATCATTGACGGCTTGGTTGAAGAAGCAGTTGAAGCACGCCTAGCAGACTTACTTGAGGAGAAATTACAAAATGCAAACATCAGCATCAGTTTCTGAAGAACAAAGCACCTACCACTACAACGAACTGCCCGACAGGGCTAAAGAGGTGGCACGCAACCATTACATAGAGCACTGGCTACATGACGATTGGTATGACTATATCTACGCAGATGCCAAAGACGGCGGTGCAGTCAAGGGTTTTGAGATTGAGGACATCAACTTCTCAGGCTTTTGGTCACAGGGTGATGGTGCTATGTGGATAGGTGATGTCAATTTACCTGAGTTCATCGAGTGCCATTTAGATGAGTCTATTGGTCGTGAGTGTTGGTTGTGGCTCATTGAAGATGGGTGGGTTTACGACAGGGTATCAATACACCGCACCTCACACCACTACGCACACTCAAACACCATGGGGGTAACGAGCATTGAACCTGCCGCATACGACGAGGAAGATAAGCTCAATGTGGACTGCATACTGAAAGGTGCACCAGTTGAAACGCTTTACAACCTCATAGTGGCAGACACCGCCTGCCCAATCAAAGACATATCAGACTTGGAGGAACTGGTATTAGATGCGGCACGAGCTTACGCCAACACCATTTATGACAGGCTCAGAGATGGTTACGAGCACGAGTGTAGTGAAGAGCAGATTAGCGAGTGCTATGACGCAAACAACATTTTATTCAACGAAGAAGGGAAAGTAATATGATTAGCTACAACCAAGCACTAGAGCATTACAACAGCATCAACAAGCCACCACGTGCCAAGTATTGGACACAAGGTGCGGGCAAGCAAGACAACGGCAAGCCACTACGCAGAACGGCTGAGAGCCACATGGGTATTTACATGACTGACAAGGGGGTGATTTACTACAAGCTCTACGACACACACGTGGCTACGTTCTACCCACCTGAGGCTGACGGCTCATACAGAGTTGATGCCAAGTATGTGCCAACCCAAACCACAACGGCGTTCATGCAAGAGTATCGCCTGCACTTTTACACACAGACCACAACCACAGGCGAAACAGTTTGTATCCCGTATGTGCAGAACGGCGGTTGGCGTGAGAACGATAAGGTAACGGCGACCCTGTATTACGACGCCAATCATGCACTCATCAAAGAGCGCAGTTCTCACAAAGATGTTTACACAATGGTGTCCAATGATGATGACAAAGCCAAGCGTAAGGAGTTACGAGATAAAGTTGAGCATCTCATCACGCTGTCCCTGTTCAAGCTACCTCAGCTCAAGGAAGATGCAACAGTTGAGGAGTCATGGGGTCAGCCATTCGGCACGTCATACCGCAACGCACCACGTGAGGTTGAGCATCTCAAGACATACCTACAAACCCACGAGCTAGACATAAATAACAACACCTTTATCACCCTCTTTATGGACAGCTTACAGAGCGCGTTCAATCTGTATGCTAGCAAGGTGTGCTATGACGCCAACTTGTTCAGATGGAAAAGCTTTTGGGATATTAAAGACCCGACCGAACGTCAGCAAGCTGAGCGCCAGTTCAAGATGGAACAACAGGAACAACGCTTTGCCAAGGTCGCTGACATTGACGAGAAGGCGTTTAAGAAATCACTCACAAACATGTTGCTGAGTGCTTGCAATATCAAGACTGGCTCGGTGCGTAAGCCATGGGGTCAGTTCATGCCCAAGCTACCACGCAAGTGGATAGCCTAACGATTAGGGGGAAACCCCTAGAAAGGAGAATAGATGTAACAGTTGTAACCAATATAAAAACCATGTAAAATCTTTAACAAGTAGTAAGTAGTATCTCTCACAAACGTAGTAACTAACTAAAGGAACACATATGAAATTGCTTTCATTCAAACAAGTATCAAACCTAATCAAGAACGTAGGTCATAAGCGCACAATCATTGTGCAAGGCGAGAACGGCATTGGCAAGACGGCTTTGTTCCACGCACTAGCTCGTGACCCACAATTCACCAATCACATTCACGTTGACCCTATTGACTGCACGCAGTTATCTGACGGCTCAGTATGGATGCCTGACATTGACCGAGAGTTGGGCGTATCACGTGAGCTACCTAACGAACGCTTCGGTGTTCACAAGACCAATCAGAAGGGTATCAATGGTGCTCGCCCTGCATTGGTGTTCTTAGACGAGATTGCCAAGGCTCGTCAGTATATTAAAGATGTGCTCGCACCAATCGTTTACGAGCGACGTGTTGGTAACTACCACATGCCTGAGGGTAGCGTGGTGTTCTGTGCTACCAACCTAGCAACCGAGGGACTCGGCGATTCTATTCAAGCTCACTTACGTAACCGCTTGGTGTTCGTCAATATGCGCAAGCCAACCAAAGACGAGTGGGTCGCATGGGGTTCTGAGCGTGGCATTGAGTCAGAGGTGCTAGCGTTTGCCGAGGAATACCCGAAACTCTTTGACAGCTTTTTGGATTATGAATCTTTTGGTAAGTTCTCAGGCAAAGAGCAAGAGAAAGACAACTCATTCATCTTCAACCCACGCATCAGTCAGCAAGCGTATGCCACACCACGTTCACTACAAGCGGCGAGCGACATCGTCAGTATCAAGGACAGCATTGACGACGACACACTACAAGCCACACTTGAGGGCACACTAGGCGTAGCCACAGCAGACGCCCTCGGTGCTTATATTAGGTTCGGTCGTGACAACCCTGACTTCTCAGAGGTTATCGCCAACCCAGCCAAGGCACGTGTTGCTCAATCGCCTGTTGCACAAATCGTTATGACATTCAAGCTCATCACCAACACCGAGAATCGTGAGCATGCCGAGGCGGTGACTGAGTATGTATCACGTATGCGTAACGAGATGCAGTCATTGTTCTGCAACAGTATTGCTAACAGCGTTACTAAGATTAACTACTTTGTGACTGTCAAGCCATTCCAACAGATGCTTGCCGAGAACAAAATCTACTTCTCAACTAAGTAAGGGGGTTACATGACTAGCTTATCTACATACGACAAGATGACCGCCGAGCAACGCTTGACTGCGGTCAACGTTGACTTAGCCAACAACAAGACATTCGCCACACTCTCAGGCGTTGCCTGTGTTGGCACTAACTTCATTGATGACAACATGCCAACTGCGGCGACCAATGGTCGTGACTGCTACTATGGTCGTGCGTTCTTGATGGCACAGACACGCAAGCAACTACGCTACGTCGTGCTACATGAGTCACTACACAAGGCGTTACGTCATTGCTCTGAATACAACGACATCTGCAAGCGTGAGCCCAAGGCTAGCAACATGGCTATGGACTACGTGGTCAATGCGTTCATTGAAGAGTCTGACCCTGAGTTCACATTCATTGAGCGCCCAACTATTGAGCCACTTGTTCACCCTAAGTATTTCGGGTGGTCATTCGTGCAGGTGCTACGTGACCTACTCAAGAACGCTAAGCCTATCCAACAACCGCAAGATGGCAAGGGTGATGGGCAAGGTGGTAGCCAAGGTGACAAGCAAGTCGGCAAGGTATTCGTTGACCCTGATGGCAAGCCTATTGATGCTGAGTTTGACGAGCACATGATGGGTGAGCTGACTGACGACGAGCTCAAAGATGCTGACAAGCAGATTGAAGATGCCAAGCAACAAGGTCAGATACTTGCACAGAAGCTAGCAGGTAAAGGCTCACGTGGTGGTGCATTGGATAACATCATGGCTAAGCGTGACACCAACTGGCGTGAGCATCTTCGTGAGTTCATCGCTGAGATATGTGAGGGTGACGAGCAGTCACGATTCGCACCGCCTAACAAGCGCTTGCTACCTCAGGGCATCATCATGCCGTCGCACTTCACAGAATCAACAGGCGAAATTATCGTAGCGTGTGATACGTCAGGCTCTATGACTGGTCTATACCCTACTGTGTTCGGTGAGATTGCACGCATCTGTGAGAACGTCAACCCTGAGTCTGTGCGTGTGATTTGGTGGGAGTGTGAGGTAGTCGGTGAGCAAGTGTTCAAGCCTATTGACTATCCAAACATTGCCAAGCTCATGAAGCCTGTGGGTGGCGGTGGCACACGTGTGTCATGCGTAGCTGAACACATTGAGGAGAAGAAGCTCAAGCCTAAGTGCGTTATCTACTTGACTGACGGCTACATTGAGTCTGACTACAAGTTGCCTGAGCTACCTACATTGTTCGGTGCTGTTGACAATGACCAGTTCGTTGCATCACGTGGCAAGACCTTGCGTATCTACTCATGATTATTTGGAAGAACCTTGGTATGGATTCGGGTGCGCCTACATTTAACTTCCCCAAAGACTTAACTGCGTATGAGGTTGATGCGTATAGCTATGGGGATAACCAACTGTGGTGCGCATCCATTACTAAGCATGGATTTCCAGTAGCACGTGACCATTTCTTAACAGGAGAAGAAGCCTATGAATTTATTGAAGTTGTTGTAAACATGTTGGACTTGAAGTATCCCAATGCAGTATGTAGTAACTTTTCTTTTTTAACTAAACAGGAGTAACACAAATGACACCTATTGAATCTCAAGTATTATCAAAAGTAACAGCAGTATTATCTAACCTAGGTCTAGAGTGGGCTATCAAGACTAGCGATGGCGAAATCCATGGCAACCTCAAGATTGAACCACCTAAAGGAGCCAAGAAGAAAAAGCCTTCAATCTACGGCTATGGTGTATTGAAAGCACACCTTGAAGCACAAGGTATTAGCAGTATTGCAATCAACACACATAAAGTTATCTCAGCAGGCAATATGGATGCCGAGGTGGTGCGCCGTTCTATCTGCTCTTATGGTTCACAACATTGGGGTAACGGCACATACAAGACATCAATTACTGCCGACCGCAAGGGCGTAGAGGTGACACGCTTTGATAAACAGACAGCTAAGTTCATGAAGGAAGACCCACTAGCTGAGTTGTTATCAGGACTTGAAGCACCGCAAGAGCCAAAGAAAAGCTTTATTGATGCTTTGCGTTTGCCACCAAACTTCCGCCAATCTAGATAAGCTTTACTACGCTCATCATTTCTCTCACACATAAAGGAACTAATATGACACGCTATAACATTGACACTTGCGCCATGCTTGTGGAGTTCAACGCTTCACAATGGACTGCACGCAAGCTAGACAAAGGTGCAACCGACGAGATTGTGCATAACAAAAATGCGCAAGACAAAGGTGCGGCTCGGGTTAACAAGAACTTACTCGCAGGTCGCAAGGAGTTGGAAGTTATTAACAAGCATGTGGGTGCTGTCCGCACTTACGTGTATACCAATACACTTCCATGGTCTGATGCAGGCATACGCCTGCTACCTTCATCTCGGTTCTTTGAGTTCAACAAACGCATGGAAGACTTTGAACACCAGTTCAACGACCTCGTGACCGACTTTGTTAACGTATATCCAACGCTGATTACTGCGCAAGCTATGGCACTTGGTGATATGTTTAACAGAGATGACTTCCCTAGCCCTAGCGACGTAGCTCACCGCTTTGACTTCCGACTCAACTACATGCCTGTGCCAACGGCAGGTGACTTTCGCATTGACGTAGGTAATGATGCTGAGAAAGAACTCAAAGCCAAGCTATCTAAGCTAGCTGACGAGCGTATTGATCACGCCATGCGTGATGTTAAACAACGACTCAAAGAACACCTTGACCGCATGTCCGACCGCTTGGGTAGCGACGTTGTTAACAAAGAGATTAAGACACGCAAGTTTCACGACTCTTTGTTGGAAACCGCACACGAGCTATGCGACCTAGTCAAGGCACTCAACATCACCAACGACCAAGACTTAGAAGGCGCTCGCAAGGCGCTAAGCGAGGCGTTACTAGGTGTTGACCTTAAGGAGTTACGCACTAACATGCCTGTGCGTAATGATGTCAAAGCAAGTGTTGATGCTATTCGTAGCAAGTTTTCTTTCTAAGGGGGATACATGAACTTATTTGAACAACGTGGTCCTAACATACTACAAATCATGAAGAAACCGAAAGGCTCTACTCAGAAACGCGTTACAGACAAGCACTCAAAGTTACGCGGTGTCATCACCGACGACATACTAGATGAGCTTGACAAGCGCAACCAAGAACGTGCCAAGAACCTTATCAAGGCGATGGGCAACAAGTGGGCACACCACCCTGATAACTATGTTAAACGCAAAGACGGAAAGGTATACAAATGAACAACGAACAACAACTAAAAGTAACAGAGAAGACTAGCGCAGGACTGTGCGAGGCTTTGTTTGAGGAGTTTGACTTATTGCGTAATGGGTTAAGCGATTCACACAGGGCGTCAGCCGTGTCCAAACTAGCTGTGCAGATTATCAATACCAAGAAGCTAGAGATTGAAGCGGCCGCTTTCCACAAGGCAGGCTTACGTTTTGTTCCATTGGCTCTGACTGCCAAGGGTATTCCTATTGGGGGCGTATATGACGAATCGTCTGATTCAAGCAGTTGATTTTGCAAGGGAGTCTGACAGACCCCATGTGTATGGTGAAGCACGTGCCAAGATACTAGAACTTGTTGGTGAGATTAACAAGGTGTATCGAACGCACATGCTACGTAGCACAGGTAAGGTGTGCGACATCTGTGGTAAAGGCGACACCAATGAAAAGTATAAGGTGAAAGATGTTATGGCTGGCTACCACCACAGAGAAGCCGACTCACCTGTCCTTTGCTATGGGCACGCTAGCGGTTGGACGTTATCTTATTGCACGTTAAGAAATAAACGCCTAGCAGATATGTTTGCCACATCTAAGTATGACCATCGTGTGACTAACTACGTAGGGGATGTTTTGTCAGATGAGGAAGTTGACCTGCACTTTGCACACTACTTAGCAAAACAACTTTGTAAACAAGTAAATGAAACAAGGAAATTTAAAAATGAACGAAATTAGACCAGGGTCAGCGATGGATAAGCGAGCGCCCTTTATGTTCTTGCACCGTGTGCAGAACGAGAACGTTATTGAAATCAAGGCAGGCATGGACAGCTTGCTAGAAGTGCTACGCCACTTCGTTGATATGACGGCAGACATCAGCACATCAGAGGACAGAGATGGTGTTCACACAGACATCAAGATTGTTATTCAAATCAAGGGGGTCAAATGAAAGATGTGTGGATAGATAAACTGCGCAACTTCCTGACTGTGCTACTCATTGGCTTCGCCTTGGGTAGCATCGTTACCAACACCACATTCACGTATACGCTGATGAAAGACTGCGAACTGATGAAACAGTTTCGTGTTAACAACTTGGCATACACGTGCATGGTGAAGTGATGGACTGGGCTTTCTTGGTGTGTCTAGTTGTAATCATTTACAGGCTTGAATGTATCTTGAAAGAGCTACGTAAATGAGCCTAGCTAGACACCACAGGTTGCGCATAACGATGGGCATTAGTTGGCGTGCTGAATACATTATTGGGGTTCTTGGTGACGAGGGTGAAGTAAAGCTGTCATACCTTCGCCACATCGGCCTCAACTATGACATACGTGCGCTGATAAAAAGCCTTGTTGATAAAGGGCTCGTCAGCATGCGCAGACCTGACGACAAGATGAAGTTAGTTAAGCTCACCGACTATGGTCGTGAGTATTTAGAACAAGTAAAGGAGTTATACAAGTGAACATTTATATGACACAGCCAGTGCGTAAAAAGCATGGCATGAGTTGGGAAGAGGAGTATATTCTCGGCTTGGTCGACCACGCTGAAAACGTTACTGTATCCAAAGTTTTGGAGCTAGCGAAGGAAGCAATGACGCAAGCAACCACTCACAAATATCTTACACAGCTCATAGACAAGCGCATGCTAGAACACATCGTTGGTGACGACAGGCGTATCAAAGTTCTTGGGCTGACTAAGGCAGGCATCAGGTATCTAAACGAGTTGTCAAATGTTAGTGTATCTGTGTCTTGATGAGTGCGGTGAGCTCATGCGTTCGTTTGGTCGTAAAGAAGAAGCACAGTCTTGGATAGCGATACGCCAAGGCTGGACTATACAATGTAAACGTATTGAGAAACCCAAACCAACTTTTATACCTGAGGAGGCACCATTTTGAAAACCGAAGAAATCGTAGCATTGATGCGTGAACACGCCGCACTTGTGAACCTAGAAGCTGAAGTAGTAATAGCTTTGAAGGCGTATCAGGTAGGGCATGAAGGCTTGATGCAAGACCAAGTAAACAAAATCATCGTGAGTCTTCAGCGCATTGAAGACGTACGCAAACGTAACCAAGCACAACTAGGAGAAGAATGATGGATGCAAATGAAATTCGTAAGGCACTATTCCCACATGAAGAAACAATCAAGCGCTTGCAAGAAGAGAACGAAGCGCTAAGAGCTAGGGTAGCAGAGCTTGAGTCAGCGAAGCCTGCTGAGAAACCTAAGGAGAAGAAACGTGAAAGCACTTAACTAAGAATCAGGTATACTACTCCTGATTCTTGGAGAAAAATATGACACCTGAGCAAAGAAAAAAGTGGATGGCGGCGCGTGTTAAACATGGCGCTTACATGGATGGCGGAGAAACACCTGAGCATTATGTGTGGAGAGCTATGGTGGCTAGATGTAATACGCCTACACATAAAGCGTTTCATTTCTACGGTGGGCGCGGTATTAAGGTGTGTAAACGATGGCTTAACTATGAAAACTTTTTAGCGGACATGGGTATCCGACCATCAGCTTTGCACAGCCTTGACCGCATAAACAACAACAAGGGGTATTCACCTAGCAACTGCCGATGGGCTACAAGAAGTGAACAACAAAAGAACAAACGTACAACCCGTATATTCACAAACGGTAAGTTTGTTGGGACACTTAGTGAGTGCGCTTCAAAAATAGGCATCAGTAAAGAGCTAGCGTTTTACCGTTTTAAAAATTGGGGTACATTTGAGAAAGGGAAAACATGGCAAAAACTCCCGAAGGGCGGGTAAAAGATGCTGTTGTTAAAGTTCTTAAGCAATACGGCGTTTATCATTTCTTTCCTGTTACTGGCGGTTTTGGTCGCAGTGGGATACCTGATATTGTCGGTTGCCACAAGGGCAATTTTTTGGCTATTGAATGTAAGGCGGGCAAGAACAAGACGACCGCACTACAAGACGCAGAGATAGCCAAGATAAACACAGCAGGCGGTGTAGCCATAGTCGTTAGTGAGAAGAACATTGATGACGTAGCCAAACTGCTTGACACAATAGACTACATGCGAGAACTCGCAGAAAGAAACTAACATGGAACACGACAAGGAATCAGCAATTGAAGCGGCTATCAAATACATACGTGAAGGTATGGGCGATGACAACACAGAGATGTGTTTGGTAATAGCCAACACCGAAACAGGCAACATGCGCATCATTGGCATGAACATGCCTGAGGAAGAAGTGCCATTGTTATTGACTGCGGCGGCTGAAGAAATGGCTGAAGCAGTTATCAACATGTATAACAACCGCACGGTGAATTAAATGAACCAAGAATGGCAATACCTAACAGACGACGAGATTAAAGAAATTATTGGCGGTTATGGTAGCGAAGGCGGTATTGGTGCCTACACTCGTTCGTTGATTGACAAGCTAGAATCCAAGATAAGAGAGAAAAATGATAAAAGAGAAACGCTATTGCCCTGACTGTGGTGAAGGCGTTTGGATGACTGAGGCTGGCTGGACTACTTGGCCTTGGGCTACTCACGCATGTTTAAAGGATATGGAAATGACACCTGATGAAGTAATAGCTATGATTGCCACGCTTGAGCAAGAGAACATGCAACTGCGTGCACGCAACGAACGACTACAAGAAGTGATTGACAGGATTGTTGAGTTGGTGGAGGCAAACAAATGAAACCTGTTGCATGGATTGATTACATAGAGGACAGCAATCTGTATGACCTTAATGTAAGTGGCAGAGGTGTGCCACTCTACACCGCACCAAGAGAGTTAAGTGATGAGGAAATAATTGAAATAGGTAATGCAGTTGTAAACCTTATTGATTCCAATGAAGGATGGATTGAATTTGCTAAAGCAATACTAAAGAAAGCGAGTGAGAAATGAACTTGACAATACCTCAAGGATGGCAATGTCCTGTATGTAATAAGGTATATAGCCCTAATACACCAATGTGCTTAACTTGCCCACAAACAACGAAGGCACAAAAAGATACAAGCGGATTAACCCCTAGTCCATATCAGCCAACTTACTAAAGAAAGAAAATAATGGCTAAGTTTAAAAACCATGTTGTTGAGAAGGATGGCGACTGGACTGAATGGGTTTACCCAAACAGAAAGCTATACAAGATGGCTTGTTGTGATTGCGGTCTTGTCCATGATATGCAGTTTGCTTTAGTTAAAAGAGGTATAGGTAAAGCGATTGTATTCAGAGCAAGACGAAATAATAAATCAACTGGTCAGGTTCGTAGAGCAATACTAAAGAAAGCACAAAACAAATGAAAATACTAGTGGTCGATTTCGAGACCCGATGGGACAGCAAAGAATACACGCTCTCAAAACTAACGACTGAATCATACATACGTGACCCTAGGTTCAAAGCCTTCGGCATCGGTGTTAAGGAGTTTGGCTCCACTGAGCCTGCGGTATGGATAAGCCACGACGATATTCAAGCGTGGGTTGATTCGGTTGACTGGGCAAACACAGGTGTGTTGGCGCATAACGCACAGTTTGATGTGGCTATCCTTGCTTGGGTGTATGGCGCGCGTCCTAAGCTCATACTAGACTCGCTATCAATGGCTCGTGCTTTGCGTGGCGTTGAGGTGGGTAACAGCTTGTCGTTACTGGCTGAGGAGTATGGGCTACCTGCCAAGGGTAAAGCAGTCAACAGCACTAATGGGTTGGCTGAAATATCTTATGAGATAGAGCAGGAGCTAGCCGACTACTGTTTGCATGACGTGTTCCTGTGTGAAGAAGTGTTTAAGCGCTTGAACAACGAGGTGGATGGTGGGTTCCCTAAGAGCGAGCTACGGTTGATTGACCTGACGCTTAAGATGTTCTGTTACCCAACGCTTGAGTTAGATGAGGAGATGTTACATGAGGCGATTGCCGAAGAAAAAGAAAAGCGTGAAGCGCTCTTGGCTAAAATTGGGGTTGAAGAAGTTGCGCTTGCTAGCAACGACAAATTTGCAGATGTCTTGCTTAGCCTTGGAGTTACGCCACCGAAGAAAATTAGCAAGACGACAGGTAAAGAGGCATATGCGCTTGCCAAGAACGACGCCCTATTTCAAGCGCTACTCAACTCAGATAATGAAGATGTATCGCTCCTCTGTGAGGCGCGCCTTAAAGTTAAAAGCACGCTTGAGCGCACACGAGCGCAGAGATTTGTTGAGATTGCGGGGCGAGGTACGCTCCCTGTTCCACTTAACTACTACGGCGCACACACAGGTCGTTGGTCGGCATCGAAGGGCTCGGGGCTTAATCTGCAAAACCTCAAGCGGGGTTCCTTCCTACGTAAGTCTATCAAGGCGCCGAGTGGTTACTCGCTCGTGGTTTGCGACCTGTCGCAGATTGAACCGAGAGTCCTCGCACACCTCGCAGACCATCAAGGGCTCTTGGACATCTTCTCTTCGGGACAGGATGCTTATTCGGCTTTCGGGGCGCAGATGTTCGGTATCCCAGGGCTCAACAAGAAAGACCATCCTGATTTAAGACAGTCAGCCAAGTCAGCACTACTCGGTTGCGGGTACGGTATGGGGTGGGCTTCATTCGCCGCACAACTATTGACGGGCTTCCTCGGTGCACCGCCGACCATGTATGACAGAGCGTTTGCTAACACGTTGCACGTAACTAAGATGGATGCTAACGACTTCGCTGAGAACGAAGACTACATGAAGAAGCTAGCTGACATACCCCACACATGCACAGACCAAGAGTTGTTTATCCACGCACTGTGCGCCAAGAAAATCATTGGTAAGTATCGTGAGGCTTCTCAACCTGTTGTGGAGTTTTGGAACCTGTGCGGTCAGCTTATTGAATACAGCCTGTCTAAGGGTAAACCCTATGAATATAAGTGTCTAACTTTTGACAAAGAGCGTATAATCTTACCAAGCGGTTTATGGTTGCGCTACCCAAATCTAGAGTTCAGACCTTATGCCGAGGGTGAAAAGCCGAGCTGGTGCTACCAAGACGGCAAGAAAACCAAGCGCTTGTATGGTGGGAAGCTAGTAGAAAACATCGTGCAAGCGGTGGCTAGGTGCGTCATGACTGACGGCATGCTACGGATACAGAAGCGCTATCCATGCGTGTTAACAGTTCACGACGAGGTTGTAGTGCTTGTGCCTGATGCCGAGGCGCAAGAAGCAGAGAAGTGGGTCTATGACCAAATGGTCATGAATCCAAGCTATCTTGATGGGATACCACTAGATGCTGAAGCAAGTACCGCTAAAAGATATGGAGATGCAAAATGACAAAGAAAAAGGTGGAACGTATGCCAATACCAGTCAAGATTAAGGTCGGCGATAAGTGGTACAAGATTGAGCGTGTTGAGGTCATTGCAGGTTGTAAGGGTGACGTCACATACGAGGACAAGACCATCCGTATCGCATCACGTAGCGCCAACTATGCCTATACTGCCGACGAACAAATTAATACGTTCTGGCATGAACTCACGCACACTATTCTCAAAGACATGGACAGCAAGCTAGAGGCTGACGAGTTGTTTGTTACAGCGTTTGCTGACAGGTTACACAATGCCGTTAAGAGCGCCAAATTTGACGAGTGAAACCCAAGCTATGCTGACCATTATGCAGATGCGTGGGGTACAGCTTGAGTTTGAATACTATGAAGGTTCGGGGTGGTCGGTGCTGATTGAGTTTAATGAAGAAGAACCGTCAGGACTAGGGTTCACAACTTTCTTTGATGCGCCAACCGCAGACGAATGCGTTGAAAAGGCGTACGAATATTTTTTAGGAGTTATTGGTGGCTAAAATTAAATGGTCGCACTCAGGTCTAAAAGACTACGAGGGCTGTGCAAGACGTTACCACGAAGTGAAGGTGTTGAAGAACTACCCTTTCACCGATACACAGGCGACGATTTATGGTAAAGAAGTGCATGAAGCGTTTGAGCTTTATATTAAAGAAGGCAAGCCTTTGCCCGACTACTTACTTGAGCACAAGCCTTTGCTTGACTCTCTCAACGCCAAAACTGGTCGCAAACTACCTGAGCTTGAGATGGGTGTGAAAGAAGACCTAAGTCCATGCAGTTTTACAGATGCCGACGTGTGGGCACGTGGCGTGGCTGACTTGGTGATTGTGAACGATGATGACCTGACCGCTTGGGTGATTGACTACAAGACAGGCAACGACAAGTACCCTGACCGTGACCAGTTAATCCTCATGTCCTTGATGGTGTTCGCCCACTTCCCACATGTGCGCCAAGTTAAGTCAGCCTTGCTCTTTGTGATAAAAGACTCTATAGTTAAACATAAGATGACTCGTGAAGAGGCTGAGTTTCATTGGTGGAGATACCGTGAACGTGTTGCTGTACTCGCACAGTCAATGGAAGCTAATGTATGGAATCCAACACAAACACCGCTTTGTGGATGGTGCCCTGTCAAGAGCTGTGAACATAACCGCAACCACTAGGACTTACTACGATCATGCCTTCTTCTCCAAACTACAAACGTGATTATCGTCAAGAATACGATTCATACCAAGGCACAGAAGACGCCAAGAAAAAACGTGCTCAACGCAACAAAGCTAGACGCATGCTTGAGCGTGAAGGCGTGGTGCACAAGGGCGACGGCAAAGACGTTGACCACAAGAAACCACTAAGCAAAGGCGGCACAACCACACGAAGTAACTTAAAGGCTAAACCTGCTAGCGCCAATCGTTCATACAAGCGCAAGGCAGATGGTTCGATGAAGTAAACGAAAGGACTAACAAATGACTCTCTCACACACATCAGGATTAACAAAAGAAGCGATGGACAAGCTAAAAGCTGAGTACATGAAAACACAGCTTCAAATGGCACAGCAACAGCAGGCGCACATTAACGCCCACCAACAAGCACTAGGCGCATACACAACAACCACAACATCCCCAAGTTGGACAACGCTTGGCATGCAGTCGTCGCCCATACCGATTGAAGTGCCTGTACACAAACTAGACGAAGGCGCATGGGATATACCTATTTCACAACTCGTTGACCTATGGACTGTTAGATACGGCAGTAAGTGGGTTAATGAAGATGAGCTAGATGAGTTTTATAAAATTACCGCAAAAAGATTAAGAGCCCTACATAAAGTTGAATCACATTACGTTAATGGAAATGATGTATTTAGAATTGTTGAATAACCATGCAAATAATTGATAACAAAGCACTAATATTTAAAACAAGAGACCCCGATAAATACAGCGTAATACCTAAAAGCCAAGTAGTAGCAGAGAACGATGGCGTTTATGAAGTAGCCGTTTACTGGGGTCTTGATGAAACGCGTGTCTTGCGCAACCTAGGTGTTAAGAACGTGGTATCGCCTATTACGGCACGCTACGATTGGCCGGGTCGCTATAAGCCATTCGCTCACCAAGTTGATACTGCATCTTTCCTCACGCTCAACAGGCGTGCGTTTGTGTTTAATGACCCCGGTACGGGTAAGACAATGTCTGCTCTATGGGCGGCTGACTATCTCATGAAGCTCAAGCAAGTGCGTCGCTGTCTCATACTATGTCCATTGTCAATCATGCACGACGCTTGGATGAGTGGTATTTCTAAAAGCGTGATTCACCGTACTGCCATCGCTGCCCACCATAGCCAAGCATCACGTCGTATTGAGATGGTGCAGGGTGACTATGAGTTCGTGGTGGTGAACTACGACGGCTTGAACCTAATCGCTGAAGAAATCATTAACGACGGCAGGTTTGACCTAGTGATTGTGGATGAAGCTAACGCCTACAAGAACGTGTCAACCAAGCGTTGGAAGACCTTGGCTAAGATACTGAAGCCTGAGACAATGTTGTGGATGATGACTGGTACGCCTGCTTCACAGTCACCGCTAGATGCGTATGGTTTAGCTAAACTTGTTAACCCAAACAACGTACCTAAGTTCGCTACCTCATGGCGTGACAAGGTGATGAACAAGGTCAGCATGTTTAAGTGGGTGCCAAAGCTAGGCTCTAGCGAGGTGGTGTTTTCAGCCCTACAGCCTGCGATACGCTACACAAAAGAAGAATGTACCGACCTACCGCCAGTGCTTACAGAGACTCGTGACATACCTTTGACGCCACAGCAGAAGAAATACTACATGCTGTTGAAAGAGCAGATGCTGATTACCGCATCAGGCGAGACGATTACCGCAGTCAATGCGGCGGCTAGTGTTAATAAGTTGCTACAAATTTCAGCAGGTGCGGCATACACAGACGGACAAGAAGTTGTTGAGTTTGACTGTGCGCCACGCTTGAACGTACTACTTGAAGTTCTTGAAGAGACCAACCGCAAGGTCATTGTGTTCGCCCCATACAGGCACAGCATTGAGAAGATAGCTGACCACTTGGAGAAGCATGGTGTGAAGGCGGCGTGTATTCATGGTGACATCAGTGTTTCCAAACGTACTGCCATATTCAAGAACTTCCAAGAAACACCTGACCCAAGGGTGTTAGTGATTCAACCGCAGGCGGCTTCTCACGGCGTTACGCTGACTGCGGCTGATACTGTGGTGTTCTATGGTCCTGTGATGTCTGTTGAAACTTACGTGCAGTGTATCGCTCGTTCTGACCGTATTGGTCAAGATTCAACAAAAGTCACTGTGATACACTTACAGGGCAGTGAAATCGAACGCAAGATGTTTAAGCGCTTAGAAGACCGAGTAGAAGACCATAATTTGTTATTGCAGTTATACGAAGAAGTTATTAAGTGATTTAAGTTTATTTAAGTGAAAACCCTAGTTTGGGTTGTATTTCTATTTTTATTGATGTAAAGTATTTGACAAGGAGAACTAACATGACTGAAGTTGATGACACACCTGAGGTGATACCTCTTGACAAGCTAGCTCGTGTTTACAGAAAGATGCGAGCCAAGATTGATGCGCTAACCAAAGAGTACGACTCACAAGTTGAGGAGCTCAAGGCGCAACAAGACGAAATCAAAATGGCGATGAAAGACCAAATGCGAGCGCTTGGCTTGACCTCTGTGCGCACGCCTGAAGGCACAATCATTATGTCTGAGAAGACACGCTATACAACAAACGACTGGGATTCATTCAAAGCCTTCGTGGTGGAGCATGACGCCCTTGACCTATTTGAGAAACGCATCCATCAAACAAACATGGTTACGTTTCTTGATGAGAACCCTGGTATCGTACCGCCGGGTTTGAACTCCATGACGGAGTACGATGTTTCGGTACGAAAACCATCTAAATGATTTAAGTCTATTTAAGGAAAACCATATGTCTAATTTAACTACATTTAATCCATCTCAACTACCTGCATTTGCTCGTAAGGGCGAACTTTCTGAAATTGCTAAAGCTCTCACAGGCGGTGGCACTGGCACTTCAATGAAGCGCATCTCTACCAAAGGCGGCGTGTTTCGCTTGATCGCTGGCGGTAAAGAAGTTGCTGCAATTGATGACCGTCACTTGGATGTTGTGATTGTCAACGCCGCACCGAAAGTAAGTCGTACGTTTTATGCGGGGCAGTTTGTTGAAGGACAAGCGACTGCTCCTAGTTGTTGGTCTGCCGATGGTGATTTGCCTGACTCAAGTATTAAAGAACCACAATCTAAGTCATGCGCAACTTGCCCACAGAACATCAAAGGTTCAGGTCAGGGTGATTCACGTGCCTGCCGTTTCTCTCAACGTCTTGCTGTAGTCTTGGCAAACGACATTGAAGGCGATGTCATGCAGTTAACCCTAGCGGCAACATCAATCTTCGGTAAAGAAGATGGTGACAAGCGCCCTCTACAAGCATACGCAAGATACTTGGCGGCACAAAGCATTAGCCCTGAGACACTTGTTACACGCTTGAAGTTTGATACTAAGGCGGCAGTACCCAAGTTGTTCTTCCAACCAGTGCGTTGGTTAGACGATACGGAGTTTGAGACTGTTACTGCCAAAGGTCAGACTTAAGACGCTAAGCGTGCCGTTACAATGACGGTCGCCCAAACTGATGGTGTTAAGCCATTAGCGTTGGAAGGCAAAAAGCCTGAAGCTAAAGCAGTAGAAGCTGAGGAAGTTGACGAGCCTGAAGTTCGTAAAGAAACAAAGGCAAAGCCAACAGCCGTACCAAAGAAAGCCGGCAACCTAGCATCCGTAGTGGATAACTGGGACGCTGACGACGAGTAATCAGTATCGGGGGAAAGCGGACTACCGACGTTAGTACCCCACCTTAATTCGGAAACACTTAATGCCATATTCAGAAACAGTAAGAGCCAAAGCCGCAACCGCACCGAAGACGCTCGGTAATCAGTTGGGTCGTTGGGCTATTCACTTGGATTTCCCAGTCATCCAAATCTCACAATACACTGGTGCAACGCGTCAAACAATCTATAACTGGTTTAGCGGTACTGATGTGACCCCTGCGTATCGTGACAGGGTTAAGTCATTGCTAAACATCTTACAAACAAGTACAACCGCAGAAGAGGCGTTGAGAAAATGTGCCCTGAACAAATAGAAACAAGGACTACTCCTTTACCGAATTCATTAACCGACCAAGAACTTGTTGTGTTTGCTGACCGTTACATCCACACCAGTGGATTGCCAAGCGACTACCAGCGTGAGCTTTTAAAACGTTTTGAAAACAAAATAAACAACAAGTAACTTGGGGAGATAACATGACGTCGCAGGAGTTCCTAGCGATTGTGCTTCCGTCTTCAGGTTATTACTGTGCCTGTGAAGTAAGTACATCAAACAAAACCCACGTATTCGTGGAAACGACAGATGAGGTGTATAACGCCGCCATGTCGTTTAGCCATCTCGGCTACGAGTCATACTATGCACTAGCTAGCTTTACAGAGCAGGGCAAGCGTACTGCCGCCAATACGAGCAAGATGCGCTCTTTGTTCGTAGATATTGATTGTGGCGTCGGAAAGGACTACGATAACAAACAGGCGGCTGCGGCGGCATTGGATAGCTTTTTGTCCGACACAACGCTTGGCGACCTTGGAAGCCCTTACATTTTATCTAGTGGCGGTGGGCTACACGTTTACTGGCCGTTTGAAGAAGACCTAGCCATTGACGTATGGAAACCTGTTGCTGAGAACTTTAAGCGCTTAGCCAAGCTACACAACTTTAATATCGACTTCGGTGTGACTGCCGATGCGGCACGTATCCTGCGTGTGCCTGATACATACAATTACAAAAAAGATAAACCAAGACTCGTCAAGATTATGGTCGAAGGTCAGACCTTTGACTTTGAAACAGTTAAAAATTTAATCAAAGAAAAGCTAGGTAGCTCATCCTATGAGCCACTGGTACGTCAGGAGATAGATATTCCGGGTGTGCCGTTACAGTCAACCAACAACGGCGTGAAGCTGATTGAGAACACTGTTAACAAGCTAGAGCTGATTGAAGAGAAGTGCTTGCAGTTCCAACACTACAAAGATAACGCTAGCGATGATGGCATGGAGCCGTTGTGGTACGCCATGATTTCTGTGGCTAAGAAGTGTGAAGATGGTTGGGAGCGCATGCGTGAGCTTAGCGAGATGCACCCTTATGATGACAACCGCTTACTGTCTAAATGGAATCAGTCCAAGGGTCACAGCCCTTGCATCAAGTTTGATAGCGTCAATCCGGGCGTGTGTGTTAACTGCCCTAAATGGCAGAAGATTACTACTCCGCTACAGCTTGGCACAGAGTTCAAGACCAACGAAGAGGCTAAAGAATTGGTGTTGTTGGAAGAAGACCAAGTCCACCAAATCACGGTTACACGCCCAATCCCACCCAAGGACTATAGCTACGGCGACAAAGGTGGTGTGTTTGTTAGCAAGTATGTAGAAGATGCGGATGGCGAGAAGGTCAAGAAGAACATGATGCTTCTAAGCTACGACCTGTTTGTTGTTGACTTGTTGCTACAGGAAGAAGAGCACTATGTCCACATGATGGCTGTAAGACCAAACGGCACTACCGATATTATGTTGCCTCAGAAAGCCGTTATCAGCAAGGATGAGACGCTCAAGAACTTGGCTAGTCAGAACGTGTTGGCTGCTCATGGTAGCTTGGATAAGGATTTGTTCTACTACGTGCGTGGTTGTGTGGAATACGCTAGTACAAACAAGACGCCAGTTAAAGTTCCTGCTAGCTATGGTTGGCAAGATGATGGCACGTTTGTATTTAACAGCCGCATCTACACGGCTGACGGCAAGAAGATATTTGTGCCGATGCACAACCTGACCAACATCAACAACGCCTGTAAGCCTAGCGGTAGCTTTACCGAGTGGAAGAAGGTGTATGAGTTCCTGATTGCTAGGCAGCTTTGGGACATCATGACGCTCAGTTTGATCGGACCGGCATCTATTCTTATGGAGTTCACAGGCTTTAATGGCGTGACGTACCATACTGGCTCAGACAAATCAGGCACAGGTAAAACGCTTAGCCAAGCGATTGCGGCAAGTTGGTGGGGTAATCCTGAGAAATACATGATTAGTGCAGGCACATCTGTTGTAGCAATACAACACCGTCAGGGTTTGTTTAACAGCTTGCCTGTGATTGTGGATGAGACCACGCAGAAACAGCGTGAGACTTTAGAGTGGTTGCCTGAGTATTTGCTAGCCAAGACTCGTGGTAAGGGCAAAGAACGTATGGAGTCAGGCTCAAACAAAGAGCGTATCAACGACACCTCATGGCGCTCTATTGACTTGTTCTCATCTAACACCAGTGCTCACGACATCCTAACAACGCGTGCTCACGCTTCACGTGCTGAAATGCTCCGTATCTTGGACATCGAGATGCACGATGTTCTTAAGCTGAGTGATGACGAAGCAATTATTTTGAAGGGTATGGGCGACCACCACGGCGTAGCAGGCGACAAGCTAGTCGAATGGATTGTAGCCAACAAAGAGACTGCCAAAGCTGTTTTAAAAGAGACAGAAGAAGCGCTAAAGAAAGAGTTTGACTGCAACAATGACGAGCGCTTTTGGACTGCGGGTAACAGTTGCGTGGTAGCCATGGCTGTGTTGTTGGGTAAGAAATACGCAAACATCTTGGATGTACCTATCAAGCCAATCATCGGCGTTCTTAAAGGCATGGTTGAGTCAGGTCGTAAAGCGATTTACGGTAACGTGCGTACAGCAGAAGACGTGCTCAATGCTTATACTAGAGAGAACTACGGCAAGTTTGTGGTGCTTGAAGATGTGGAAGGCAAGCTGACAGCTTCGCTTGGCGGTCAAGGGGTTATTGATAAATCTATTACCCGAACCATGGTCGCTGGGCGTGTTGAGCACAACCTAACGCCGGGGCATATTGACTACTTTATTGAGGAGCAACAGCTTAAAGCGCACTGTGTAACGATGAGTTTTGTTTACTCTGAGTTCAAGCGTCAGCTAGAAGCGATGCCAAACTATAAGATTCAGTACATGCCTAAGAAGGACATGCTAGCCAAGACTCGTGGACCGGCTATGCGTGTCAGAGCTATGAGAATAACCGTGCCTAGGGTACAGACGCAGGATGAAGATTAACGTGCATTTTCCTTGGATTGATACCCCCGTCAAAGGGGGTTTTTTTGTACCTACGTTGCAGCTTGAGGAGACCCGCTTACTTGGTCTCCGAGCTGCTGTTTACCATAAGGTAAGAGCCAAAGCCGACTTCGGTACTAAAGACGGCAAGCTCGGAGTTTGGTTTACCCGCGTTCGCTAGATAAATCTTTTGCTAGATTAATTTTTTCTTGGCGAATCTCATCCAAAGCCTGACGCTTTTCTTTTGCTGACATTGTTGGGTCTGCTTTAATTTGACGCTCTTCTTTTGTTAGCTCGCCCATACGTTGACGGAACCTACCAGCCAAAGACGCAAGCCCGATAACGTCAGCTTCAGCGTCTAACAACGCATCCGCTTCTTTATAGCGACCCTCTTCTTCCATCTTCTTCCAAGTTTCTTTTGTTCGGTTGATTTCCTGAACATCTTTGTAAGCCTTGTTAACAAGGCCTTGCGCATCCGTAGGCTGGAAGAACGAACCAAATAACGGCAATTCACTTGGGCGACCTTCAGGCTTTTCACCACCTTCACCGCTACGAAGAACTGGGTTAGCTAAAGAACCGATTGCTAAAGGTATGCCACCCATATATCCACGAATCAAGTATTCAATCTTAACTGGGCTAATGTTAGTTGCTTGACCGATAGCTTTTACAAGCTCAGTAGTTCTGTCGTTGTAGCGCTCACCCGGCTCAAAACGCTGTAATCTGTCAGACTCAATCTCACGACCTGTGTAGAAAGAATAGTTTATTGCGGTCTCAAGCAATGGTTTAACGCCCTGTGGACCACTAATAGGTACAGCGTTCCAAGCAAGTTTGCCAAGCGCTGACAATGTGTCACGAGCTTTGTCATCCCCAAATGCGGTATTTACTACAGCCTCAGGAAGCGCTTTAAATAGTAAGCCTAATTCAAACGGAATCGGTACTCGTACTGGCTCGTCAACACCCGGAACATACACAAACCAGTTGTTTAATTTCTCTTCATCGTTAGCGTTTTTGTATGCCTCGTCATCCTGCATCATGGCTGCATACAACATTGTGAAACCAGTCATCATGGCAGCACGTTGGAATAACTTCTTCTTAATTTGAAGTTTCTCGCTAAACGGCATCTTTCCTGTAAACGCGCTATAGAGAACGTTCAAACCTTGAATCTGCGCGTTCATGAACGGCACCATGGTAGACAAGGCAAATAAGCTAGGAGAGATACCACGCTTGCTAAAGTTCATCGCTTCAAGCGTAGCTAAGGTGGCTTCCATCTCAGACAAACCTTGTTTCAAGAAGCTGTTGTACATAACAACACGAGTAGCCGCATCACCTTGAATAGCTAGTTGATCAGCTCTTGCCCACACAGAATCCCACCCAGCTTTACCTGAGGTAATTTGAGTAAGAATTTGTTTTTGGTCTTCTGAAGTTCCTGTTAAAACTTGACCACCTAAAATACCCTTAGAGCGTAACTCGTTTTGAACTTCTTCGCCTTTAATAATCTTAGGAAATACCTTAGCAATTTCTTTAAGTGAGCTAACCACTGGGAACGTGTTAACACCTGAAACCATCACGGCATTCATTGGGTCACGAATAACCTGACGAAGAGCATACGCTGGGTTACGAGTCACCCATTTACGTAATAGGTTTGCAGGAATATTCATCATCTTAACAGCGTTAGGAAGCGCTGTATTGACACCCTCTAGACCACGCACCAACAACTCAGAATCTACGCCTGCTGCATCAGTGTCAACAATTACATGCTTCTCTTCGCCGTCAACCTTAAAGCGAATTGTTTTGTGGGCACCTGGTTTATTGGCAGGACCGTCGCCTGGGCGGATACCAATACCTTTTTCGTTCTCGTTAACTTTTAACAAGCCCATTTCACCAAGCGTGAAAGCCACGTTACGTGCGGCTAAGTTACGCAAAGCCATATCAGTCATCATGGCGGTGTTCTGTAACGAGCTAGTAAAGAAGTCCAACACAGCTTCGTCGCCACCAATAAGCTCATGCAAATACGGTTGTTCTGCTACGTTACCAATCTTAATCGGAGGAGCACCGCCAATCTCAAGCACAACTGTGCCATCAGATTTCTCACGGTAGAACGGCACGTAATCCTCAGAAGCAAGCATCAAACGGCCAAGCTCTTTACTGATGGCGCCTGTTTGTATTGCAAAATTTACAAGACCTTTGTTGTACTCGTTGTATATGCCGGCAGCTTTTTCAAACGCAGCTTTAGTCTCTTTGCTGTTTTCTACCGCACGGATGGCGGCATCTAGCATCGGCTGAGTAACTTTACCGCTAAAATTTAACTTATCAATACCAACACGCTTAGCACGCTTAGCTAACAAATACAGCGTAAACATACGGTTAGTGTCTTCAGGTGTGCCAACTTTAGCGGTGCGTAATGCTTCCGCAATCTGCTTTAGGTTAGCGCCGTCTTTGCTTTCAATGATTAAACCTTTACCGTCTTTAGCGGCTCTAAGTACAGCAGCTCCATGTGACGCAATCTCAGAAGTCCAAGCCATGCGCTGGTCGTGCATGCGCAAGAAGTACATTAACTGCGTGGCTTTTAAAGAGTTTCTTGTTTTCTCAAGCACTTTTTGTACAGGAGCAAAACGGTCTAAATACTTGGTCTGGAATGTAAGACCAGTTAATTCCCCAAACAAACGGTCATGCCATGGTTTTTGCTGAGCAACAATTCTGCCAGCAGAACGTAACACGCTAGCAAACTCACCAGTAGCTGTTGATGGCTTACTGCTAAATAAAATATCGCCGTCTTTGTTTACGTATGCGCCGGGTACTACTGCATCAAAATCTTTACGAGCATCACGTAATAGCTTAAATATATCGGAAGTGCTAATGTCTAAGTCAATACCTATCTTACGCAACGCCGCGCGTACTGCACCCACCATGGCTTTAATAAACTCGCCAGCCTTAGCCAAGAAGTTTTTATCAGGGCGGGCTTCTTCAGTATGCGCAATCATTTCACGTACTGCGGTTGCAAGAGCTTGCGCGTCAGTCTTACCAATACGTTTAGCAGCATTAAACGCTGCCAAAGCATCTTCACCAACACCTAACTGGTCGGCTAACTTAAACACACTGCCATACTGGCTAGTAATCTTCTTGATCAAAGCGTTCATGCCAGCTTCACCAAGAACACCCTCAACGCCTAAGTGACCTGTAATCTCGTGGGCTAACGTGCGCTGTAAATCTTTAGCGTCTGTATGGTTTTCAGCAACGATAAACACAACGCCGTTTGGCATTACGCCGCCACGAACATTGTCAGGATTCATACCCTGCGCTTCTACCGCATCACGTAGATTTCCCTGCAACTTGTTAACAACAACAATTTTTAAGCCTTTAGGTACTTTAACCTTGGCAATTACAGCGTCAGCATCTTGTTTGCTTAGCCCTTCTCCGGTCTTGGCGGCTTCTACACGAGCTTTAAATCCAAACTCAAGACCTTGCTTAACAAACATGTAGTCGTCATAACGTACGCCATGCGCAACTGCGTCCTCATCAAAGTCAACCTTGGCTTTCTTAGCGCTGGTCGGTTTTGCAGCGCCAGTTTTCATTCTTGGGGGCTGCGCTTTAGCAGTTTCTTTTACGCCACGCATAGCCATGCGGGCTACATCCATCTTGCTCTTAAGTTCTTTCTCAAGACGTTTAGCAGAAGCTTCTTGGCGTTTAGCCGCGGCTTCATTACCTTTTTTACGGCTTATTTCAGCTTGTTCTTTAAACTCTTTAATTACTTTTTCAAGTTGCTGCGGCGTTAAGCCTCTATTAGTTTGTTCACGGAACGCTTTACGCTCCTCAGCAAGTTCTTTTTCTTTAGCCAGTAATGCTTTACGCTTTTGCTCAGCTGTAAGTGGGTTAACAACGGTAGCAATTTTTCCTGGCTCACGCTTTACTTCTACCACAGAAGCGCGTTTTTCTTCTTTTAGCTTAGCTAACTCACGTGCAACTTTGTTATAGGCGCTTGTACCTTCTTTAAGACCGTTTAAAGTTTCTTCTTTGGCACGGATTTCTTTGTTTAAATTTAGGTATCTTTCTGTTTTAGCTTCTACGTTTGTGTCAATCATAGGCAAGCTAACAACTTTACGCTGTTGCGCAGCTACCTCTAGCGCTTTTTGTTCTGCAATACGTCTAGCTTTTGCTTGGTCTTCAAGCATTTTGGTTTGCGTAGCTTCTGACTTAGCGTGGTCTTCACGAGCTTTGCGTAGTTTATTTTGTAGCTGTAAAGCCGCTTCAGACGCTTTAGGGGCTCTTTCAAGCTTTTTCTCTAAGCCTTTCAAAATAGCGCGTTCAAACGCTAAGTCTGCGGTCATCAAATCATTAGCTTGCTCATGCAACGCGTCAATTTCAGATAATACTTTTTGCCTAAACTCAGGGGCTAAGACTTCTTTAATCTCGTCTTGAAGCTGCTTAATCTTGTCAAGAGCTTTTTCACGCTGCTTTTCTGTAGCGCCTGACTTAGAAATATCTTGTTTCCACAAAGCTATAGCGTACTTTAAACGCAACACTTCTTTTTCGGCTGTTTTTTCCCATAGCTGGGCTGCGCTAGCGCGTAACTGAGCGACTAGAAAATCGGCACCTTGAACTGCGTTTACATAATCTCTTTGTTCGCGTATCTGTTGCAACAAATCTGCATCAACTTGAGGTGTTTTTGTAGAGAGTTCTTTTCTTTTTGCTTGAGCAGTTAACGCTTTTAGTTTCTCTCTTACTTTGTTTACTTCTTTAGAGTTTAAAAACTTTAAGAACCCAGCAGGCGTAGCGCGTGTTATGGCTAGGCTAGGTGTCTCTGACGGTTTAGCTTCTTTAGTTTCTTTAAGCTCGGCTTTCTTTTCTTCAAGTTGTTTGCGTGCTTCTACAGCGGCTTTAATATTTTTACCTGAATTTGCGGCTTTAAACTTTTTCTCAAGGTCAGCAACTTCTTTTTCAAGCGCCTCTACGTTTGTTTTCTTAACGGCTTTTTGGTTAGCTTCGCCAAACAACTCGCCTTGCTCAATGTTGCCAACGTTAGATACGTCAACCTTTTTACCAGCTTCTTTTTCACGAGGTGTTAGAGCAGCTTGCTCAACGACGCGGTACCCATCTTTTGTTTTCTCAACTTTAGAAGTGCCTTTAGTAGCTTCTGCGCGTTCTTCACGAGTCTCAGGGCTAGGTTGGCCAAACTGCTGTTTAAGCATGAACTCTTCTTCGCCCTGCACAAACTGCTGCTTGATGTCCTCAAGCTGTTTAGCCAACGGGCTTAGACCAGTAACACGTCTGCCTTCTTGTGGGTACATCAACATGCCGGTGCTCTTATTGGCTAGCACAGGTGCAAATGCCCTACGTAATTCTTGTACAAAACCAAGCACTTGCTGGTCGCTTAAACGGCCCATATCTTGTTTAGCACGCTGAGCATCCAACTCTTCAAGCGCTAACATAATGTAGTCTTGTGATGCTTTATCTGCAAGATTAGTTAGGGTTGTATCGTTTGGCGCTTCGCTAGACTGCTCAAGGCGTGTTAACAACTCATCAAGTTTGGCTCTTTGTTCTTGCTGAATGCCGGCGACAGGGCGTACAGGTTCGCCTTTAGCTTGCGCTGCTACAGTTGTAGCTAGTTTAGGCTGAATTTCTTGGATTAAACGCTCAACTTCAGCAAGACGGCCTTTAGCGTACCAAGGTTCACCAGACTTTTGTAATCTAGCTTTTTCATCTTTTAGCGCTTTCATTTGAGCTTTTAGCTCATCCGCGGTCGGCAAACGCATGTACTGTTCAGCAATACCGCGGGACTTCTCAATCTCTTCCTGTATAGCTTCAGCATCAAGGACTTCTTGTGACCGCGCGCCGAGTGCTTGCTCTTGTGCAGCGCGCTGCGCTTCCGTTCTAGCTGCACCTTCAAACAAGCTAGGCTGTGTTGGCTCAGTTACGTTCTTTAGCTTTTCCTGAACGACATCTATTTTTTCAGCAATCTTATCTAACTTATCTTTATCAAACGCTTCGCCAGTATATTTTTTAAATTGGCTTTGTAGTTTAGACAACTCTGCTTCTAGACGCGGTCCTCAGCCTTTTGCGGTTGGGGCATAGCCTTCAGTTGTTTGTCGGTTGCGTCAAGCGCTAATCGAATGTTCTCAAGCTGTGGGGCTATTTTTCTGTAAGCTTCTGTGTTGCCACTTTCAATTGCAGCATTTAGTTGTTTTGTAGTTTGGTCAGCCAAAGCTGCTAGTTGGGTACGGGTGCGCGCAACATCCGCATAGGTAGGCATCTCAACGCCAGCTTCTTGAGCAGCCCGTTCTCTTTCTCTAACAGTAGTCGTAGGCGCGCCTGTAAGTGCAAACTCCGGAACCTTACTTGTATCTGTAGCATCTAAGCGCTCGTCTGCGGTACGCGAACGCTCGCCTGTTTTTGTAAGCGTCTCTGGAAGAGCACTTGCTTTGCCGGCCACATCACCAAATATATCGCCGGTTTTTTGTTGTTGTGCAACAAGTTTAGCCACTTCTTTAGCGTCAATAGCTGCTTGTTTTTCTTGTTCAGCTTTAGCGTCTGCTTCATCTTGTAGGCGTTGTTCTTCTGCTCTAGCTAACTGTTTGGCACCGCCGCGCTCCATAAACTTGCCAGGAACTGACAACGTGCCACCAAGAACTGCACCACCAATAAAGCTTTCAAAATACTCATCACGTGCTGCTGGGTCTGCAATTTCTAAGCCAGCTTGCAAACGCTCTAAGAATTGCTGCGCAACTTCTGTTGTACCTTCAATACCAGCGGTCTTAGCACCTTGAAGTGCGTACGCGCCAGCTGTCTTCAGCATGCCTTGCTGGGCAATCTCTTTAGCCATTTCAGGCGTAATCTTCTTACCCGCCGCACCAAAGATACGACCAACACCAGGTATCATGCGCAAGGAAAGCGTGTCGAGTGCGGCTTGAGGAATAGCGGCTGCACCAGCAGCCAGCAAATCTGTATCTCTAAGGGCTCTGCCTTCGTCCATCTGACGACCAAGGTTTGTAGCAGTGTATTGCGCAGCACCAGCACCAAAACCAGCACCAAGAGCAGCAAGACCGGCAGCAGGTGCGGCAACTTTAGCAGCGCCAGCAGCCACAACAGGGGCTACAACATATGGTAATGAACCACCAAGTAATTCACGCGCTTTTAAAAACGGCGCATCCGCCCAACCTTCTTCAGTTGGCGCAAATATATCTTGTGCTTTTTGTTTTTGAGCTTTAGCGTATTCTTCGGCTTTTGCCTCATCCATCAAGCCAGTACGGCCTAGTAACGCGGCAACATCACCTTTAAGTTCTTCTGTAGATGCTTTAAGTGCACCGGTGAATCCGGTGTCTTTTGGTTTAGGCGGCTCAAACGCCTCTGGATACTTTTGTCTGGCTATTGCAAACGCTTCTTGCGGTGACTTTCCTTCAGGGATTGTGAAGTAGCTGTTATCAGGTAAGCGTAGGTATGCCATAGACTTTAATCAAATTGTATTCAGCGGGCGTTGCTGAGGGTTATGAACGAGTTTTAGCGCCTTCCGGTACTGTAGCAGAAACAACATTATTAGACAATCCATTTATAACAAACTGACGATACGACAATGGATCTCTAACCCCCATATCCGCAAGTGATCTAGCGTATTTGGGGTTCTTTTCAAGGATGTCGTTAAACGCTTTTGTAGCAGCTTCAACTGAGTACAGCTCACCTTTGTTAGCGCCTTTATAAATGCCAGCTAATGTTGGGTCATTTGCGACGGCACGAAGCGTGCGTAACTCGCCAGGTTCTTGCGCCAAGCTAGCCATACGGTATCTATTAATGTTAGCAGCTTCTGTGTATTTAAGACCAAGTTCGTCTTGACCCTGCTCAAATGCAGCTTCAGCTCTTGCACGGTTAAGGTCGTAGTCTCTAGCATCTTTCTTAAGAGCATTAGTTTCTTTACGTGTAAGTCCGGCTTGTTCTGCAAGCCCAGCAATACCAGCACTGACACCTTTAGCGCCTGGGGCAGACAATAACCCAGCGCTTAAACGCATTAAACCTTCGCCAAGACCGCGGCTCTTTAAACCCTCAACGTCTACTTTTTCCGCAGACATTTCGCCAAACGGATTAGCACGACGCTCAAATGTAGTTGGCTGGCTTAAGTTAATCGCTGAGTTAGAAGCAGCAGCCGGCGCAGCTGCAGCCGGTGCAGCAGCGGAAGGTTTTGCTTTTTTGTTGGGGTCATACAAATCGTAGTCCAAAGGGCTATCTTGCGTTTGAATATCTTTAACGCTGTATAGTGCCGCAGCTTCTTTAGCGCCTATGTTTTTCTCTTTCATAAGCTTGGCAATTCCTTCTTTCTGCACATCAGCAGCTGCAGCTTTATCCCAAGGAGCAGTAAAGAAACGTTTAAGTGGGTCTACAACATCGCTTCTAAATTCTTCAACTGAATACGGTTTACCGCTATCTGCAACGCTTTTCCATGCGTCCGCTTGGCGTTTTTGACGCGCGTACTTCTCAGGGTCCATAGCTTCTAAAATAGCGGGATCAACATAACTACCGTCTTTTCCGGAAAACGCAACAATACCGCCGGCTGCCATGCCCTCGCCCATGGCTTCCATATTAGGAGCAGGCAATTGGTCAATCCCAGCAATGGCTTGTGGCGCGCTTTGTTCGGCTAGTAGTCTGTCTTTAAGACTAGGCTGTTGCGCTTGTTGTTGAGCTTGCGCACCATCAACTGCTTGGCGTAATTGTTTACGGCCCATAGCTTCAGTCATAGCAACGTATTGTGGAATAGATACGTCTTTACCCGCGAGTACATCTGCTAAGCGCGAATCACTGTACGCTCTAGCTTTTTCCATAATGGCTGCCATGTCTGACATAGCGTTGTTTGATCTCATTGGTGCGAGTGCCATATTTATTCCTTAACTAAATGCTTTATAAGCGCCTAGTGCGCCAAGACCCATACCAAGAGCTTGCTGCGCTCCAGATGGTTGTGCCTGATACATCTGTGTACTTGACGACTGCATAGGCAAACCACGCAATAAGTTAGACATAACGCCCAACTGCATAATTGGATACTGTTGTTGTGTGGCGTAGTCTTGAATTGCTTGGTTAATGATGCCTTGCTGATACTGCTGTTGTTGCTGGCCAAGTTGATTCTGTAAGCCTAAACGTGCAATGTCAGATTGTTGTTCTGCGCCTGATAACTGACCTAATGCAGAAGCCGCAGATGTAGCTTGACCTAAACCTTGTAAGCCTAGCGTTGAACCAAACTGCATGTTCTGCATGGCTTTATCATACGCAGATTGCGTACCCCTGGCCTGAATCTCACCAAGACGTGAACCTAGCGCACGCTGGGCTTCTGAACGCTCAATAGCTGAACGAGAACCACCAAACGCACCTTGACGTACGGCTTGAGCTGCAAGAGTCGGCATAGCCTTTTCGTAATCACGAATGGCTGCAGCTTTCTCAACATCGGTAACAGACTGCTGATACGGAGACATGTAAGACTGAACCGCAAATGGATTAGTCGCCATACGCTGGTAATTTGTTCCTGCTGATAAGCCACCCAAACCAGACATAGCTGCAGTCATTTGCGCTGGAGCATAACCGCCTGGAGTTTGCATACCAGCCGCTTCGTTGTATGAAGAAGTCTGTAAGCTTGATGGGCCCGCGAAGTATTTAGTTGGGTCTGTTGAATATGGTTGGTATTCGCGGAAACCAGTTATCTTGTCGCCTTCAGTTTGAAATAGCTGGCGCTGACCAGCCTCAAGCATGTTCTCAACATAGGGACGCGCGTACTCAGGTACGTTTGTGTTTACGTTTGTTGTTTGTGTTGGTTGACCACCACCGCCACCACCGCCAGTAAATGGGGTGCGTCTACCTTCCCATGTCCAACCGCTGTGCTTAGATTTTAAAATGCTCATAATTTGGTTTCCATAATAACGTGGCGTTCTTCCATACCAACCTGTTTGTACAGTCTAGCAGCTGATTCTCTAGCGGCACATTGGACTCTTGTAGCGCCGTTAGCTTTTAATATTTGACAAACCTGCCCATAAACATCTTCGTTAACAATTGCTTTACCGGCCATAGCGGTTATAAAACCTACACGATAGTTTGGCATATTGTAAAAGTTTATTGAAGCCGTGCCATGTATTTTATTTTCTTCATCAACCGCTACAAGAAGCAACCAACTACCGCTGGCTAAACAAGCTTTAATCTGCTCTAGTGTGTAATCGCCGGCATCATATTTATTTGCTTTTTCAAACAGTTCTTCCACCAACGGCCATGTCTGATGTACCGCATTTGGCGAGACAGGAAGCACTGTTAATTTCATGCAGGCATGTACTTATCTGTTTTAACAGCAGGCGCTTGTTTCTTTTTACCTGTGCGAGCAACGCGTACTTTGTCCATCATGGCGTATAAGCGTTTGGCACCTGCGTCAGAAGAACCGTTGCCTAAATGAGACACAACGTCTGCTGGAACTACAAACTCACCGTCAGCTAGCCGCGCTGGCTGTTTACCGTTAATTGTTGCTGGGATGCTGTCAGACATGCCGTCGCCATCACCTTTTAAGTAACGACCTTTAGCGGCATTGATAACACCCATGTCTTCTACACTGCGCTTAGGTAGCGCTACATTACCGCGCATCTGTGCCATGGCACGTGCATTATTTAGTTCTGCTAAACCAGCCTCAAGTGGGTCCATGGCGGCAACTTTAGCTGCGCTTGTACGAGTAGCTTTTTTAGGCATACCACCTGCGGCAAACTGGGCAACATCTCCACCAGCAGTCATCATGGCACCATATCCATCACGCGCGCCTTGCAGAGCGGCTAAACCACCATTAGGCATGTCTTGGAAACCAACAGTACCACCTTGTGCATAACCGCCGTAGCCTAAGCCGCGTGGGGTGTAGTATGGATTTGGTCTTTGCGGTGTGTAACCACGGAAATTTTCAGCAAGTGCTAATTCAGGGTATCTACGTTCGTAGTCGTCTCCAGCTGGGACATTGTTCTTAGGCTCTAAAGCACCTGATACTAACGGAGCGGCCAAGCCAACTGCAGAACCTGTTGGCATTGCGTTATATATTGCTGTTGGGCCTGCTTTTAGACCAGCGCCAACTGTTTGCATGCCTGAAGCGCCTGCAGTAGCGTTTTGTGCGCCCGCTGCGCGAACTACGTCTGTAGGGTTATACGCGCCTGAAGCTAGTGTGTCGTTATACGCTTGAAGCTGTGAAGCATTTAAATTAGGTAAGTTTTGTGCACCAATAAAGTTTTGTGCGCCAGCAGAAGTATTAGCGGCATTTGCAGTTTTTAATACATCAGCAGGATTATATGCACCAGAATTAGAAACGCTTTGAAGTCCTTGTAACTGTTCAGCGCTTAAGTTACCTAGTTGGTCAGCGCTTAATGTGTTTGCCTGTGCCCCTAATTGATTTACTGCTGACTGACCCCCGGCTTCGGCGATAGAAGAAGTTCCAGCCGCGCCAATACCGCTAGCTAAACCAGCACCACCATAAGCACCTAAGCCAGCCATAAGGCCTTTACTAATAT